ATGGATTTGGCTGCGCGGGGTGGGGGTATTTTTTCATTGAGTAAACATTAAAAAAGCCACTATCAGAGCGTGTCTGTGCATATAGCTAGTGGCAGTTTGGCATCTAATTTTAAGACTCTTTGGAGTCTCTTTGAATTTATCATATCTTATATTGTGTTAAATTCGAGCAACGCTCGAACTCATTGATTTAATAATGTTTTTTAAACTTTCCTTTTTTGAATTTACATTTTCTCATTATGTTAAATTGAACATCTTTATAAGTAGAAATCGTCCATCGATTTATCCTGTTGATCTTGCTGGATTCCGATATATCGAAGTGTAATATCTGGGCTCGCGTGGTTAAATAGAACCATCAACATGGCCACATCTTTATTGTTCTTATAGTGATGATAGCCGAATGTTTTTCTCATCGTGTGAGTTCCAACGTTCTCAATTCCAATATCTTCTGCTGCAGCTTTCAGAATGTAATAAGCAGCTTCACGAGTGATTGCTTTATTCTTTCCTTTTCTACTTTTGAATAGGTAGTCTTGTGGATTCATATTTTTGATATACTCTTGTACTTCCTTTTTGAAAGACCTATTCATCTTTCTTTTGAGAATCTTACCTGTCTTTAACTCTCTGATGTTCACATACTGCCCTTGAACATCCTTAGCTTTTAATTTAATAATGTCACTGATTCTTAATCCGAGATTAATTCCAAATACGAACAGCATGTAATTACGTTCGTTCCATTCTTTTAAATAATCTTTCATAGCCTGAATGTCATCAGGATTGCGAATAGGTTCTACGAAGTTCATACTGTTTCCTTTCTTAAAAACTAAAGAGCGCACCTTGCAGCACGCTCTTTTGACAGTTTTGTTGGTTTATTAGGGGAATTGCCGCGAGTGGACTCGAACCACTCTGTTTAATTCCTATGCGGCACTTGTTAGCAGTCGTCCATGCTGCTAACTTGGATACACCTTTTTCAGGACTGGCTTTTTAAAGATGTTTCCGCATCTCTATCCTTGTATCTACACGATACCACAGTACATATTATAAAATAATTCCCTTAAATTGTTTTACAAACTTTTTAAGTCATATTCTACAATAAATGGAACTACTCTTCTTCTTCGTCTGTTGTACCATCTTTATATACATCTACACCCAGCGCATAAGCTAGTAGTCTGATTCCTTCCATTCGTATGTCTCGAATAGTGAATTCGCTGTAGTTCATTTCACTTCCAATTAGCACATCGCTTTGCTCCTTGATTAATGATCTATAAATTACTACTCGGTTAACTGATGGAATACTGTTTAATGCTACGTTAACACGCTCAACGTAATCTTTGAACTTCTTACCTTCCGTATCACTCCACAGTGCAGCATCTTCTGTTGATGAGTGAAACTCGTTAGTGAATGAAGGTGGCACAATCGTATACTGAGGAGTGATACGAGGCTCACTCTTCAGATACAACTTGTTTAATGCGTTCTTATACCTAGCGATGACTTTCATCACTTCTTTCTTGGTAACTTTGTAATTAAGTTCTGGATAGTCAAATAGATGAATACTTTCCAAATACTTGCACCTCGATTCATTAGAATGGTAAGTCATCGTCCGATACTCCATTAAATGGACTTTCTTCGATTGGTTGAACTACATTGTTTCTAGATTCTGTTACTTTCTTTGATTCTAATAATGAGAAGTTCTCAGCGACTACTTCTGTGATGTATACTCTCTTACCGTCTTTATCATAACTTCTAGTTTGGATTCGCCCTTCGACTCCAACCAATGAGCCTTTGTTTGTGAACTTTGTAAAGTTTTCTGCAGCAGTAGACCACATCAAGCAGCTAATGAAATCTGATTCATATTCACCGTTTTGGCTCTTAAATTTCTTTTGTACAGCTACGCTGAATTGCGTGTACTTTGTACCGTTTGCTGTAAATTTTAGTTCTGGTTTCTTGGTTAATCTGCCTACTAGCACAACGTTATTAATCATTTACCTACCTCCAAATATTTCTCATGAGCTTTCAAATCACCTTTAAGAATACGAGTCACTCGATTGAATTCTTTGATTGCTTGAGATTTCATAGGCTTAATGCCTTCTCTTCGAGCCTCGTCTGTTTCTGGAATGTAATAGCCTGTTCTTCCGTTCCTATCTCCGATTATTACAATCCCATAGCGATTGACTAATGTGTCGATAACCTTCTTCACTCGTCTTTCTGAGAGTTTAGTGATGTTTGAGATGTCCACTCTGTTAATTCGTCTAGTGTCGCTGTTTGGAATCAATCTCAACACCATTCTTTCCTCTGCACCCATTCGTTCCATTAGCAGCTCTCCTTCAATTCTTCTAATCTATCTAAGTTGTAACCTACCCATGCATTATCGAAATTCTTATCTAACGTAACCACTGGCAAGCCTTTAAATCCAAGTGATTTAATCTCTTCTAACGCTTCCGGATGTTCAATCACATCCACTGTATCGTATTGAATTTTATTTTGATCTAGCCAAATCTTAGTCATCTCACATTGGATGCAATTTGGTTTAGAGTAAACTGTTAACATCGAAATCCTCCTTATTTACTGATAAACCTAACACGTCTTTAGTGCTAAAGAGTGCTTTTTTCTTTTGGCCATCCGACATACTCAAATAATTAAAAGTAATAATGTTATAGAATTTTTCTTCTTTCTTCAAGTTTGTCACTTTTTCAAATCTTAATGTTTGTCCATTTTTTAAAAACATAGTAATGTGCATTGTTACTCCTCCTCCAAATCCACAAATGGATTGATATCTTCATCAATGTCATAAACTTTCGCACTTGGGAAATCAGAAATTTCATCAAGTAGCCCTTGCATTCGTTGCTTGAATTCTTCAGACGTGCCATCCCACAAATGAACAAACATGTCTTCATAACCGTCTTGTTCCATATATTCATATATCCAATCCAAAACAGATTCAGCAGATAATTTGATTGTTCTTTTTTTTAGAGTTCTCCAATCGCTTCTCTCGTCCACATCTAATGAGTTCCATTCACGTTTTAAATCGCATACATATATTTGAGAATGGGTATGTTCGTTAAAAACCAAATCATCGTCTTTTATTTCGTTAATTGTTTTCATTTAAGCATCACCTTCCACAAACAATTCTTTAATTTCATCCCCAAACAGTTCGATGGCACGTTGAGCGTCCCTATAATCTTTAAAGTATCCAAAAAAATGAAATTCATTCACAGTCCAATATGTTACAACATATAAATCTCCTTCATTGTCACTTTTAATAATGTATTTTGCTTGTTCTGCATCTTTCCAATTTATCTTCCAATACCCATTACACTCATCACGAAACGATCTGAATCGTGTTAGTAAGTTTCTGCGTTTAGCTTCTAATTCGGCTGCTTCTCTAGTTGAAAAGGCGTTACCTGTTTTGAATACTTCCTTGTCGAGGTTGTAGTCATTCCAAATTACCTTTTCAAATTCCCCACTGTCGCAAATTATCCAGTATTCATCTCCAATTTTAAATGGGCATTTCATTTTCCATGTATCTTCCTCTTTCTTAGAAGTTTGAATATCAGCCAATACTTTTGATAATTCATCAGCTAAATTAGCAAACCAACCGCTGTATGCATTTACTACCTTGAATAACTCTTCCAACGAATTTACGTCTTGTTTTTTATTTTTCATTGTTATCCTCCTATTGCTTTTCTAAATCGAACATCTGTTGTAATACTTAATCTCTGCTTTCTTCATCCAATTCATTGATTACATCGTTTCTTAACCTCTCATGTTCTCCTGGATTGACATCACAATCCCTGCGATTGAACCAATTAATATTAGAATTGACATAATTGCTGCGTATATCAGTAATGGCAGCGTGGCTACAAACCAAGTGATTAGAACTCCAGCTAATTTAATAATTACTAATAACACAGTTAAACTTAACGCTAATCCAAATATATATATTAGTAGTTCTGCTTTTTTGTCATCCATCCTTATTCCTCCGATTTATTCAATTTCTTGTTTATATACTTCTAATGGGCACGTTACACCTAATCCATCATGTATAATCAGTTCTATTTCTACAGTTTTGTTACTCAAATCTACAAAGACTGCATTTGTTTTTTCTCTTCCTCTAAACCATATTTGTTTGCCGTCTTTTATCGTTAAAAACTGAGCACCACGAAATTTCGTATTTAATCCATTCGCATGTACTGAAACAATCATATTCTCACCTACTTAATAAACTGTTGAAAAAATACAATGTCTGGATATAAGAATGGAGATATTACAAGAACGATAAATGTTAATACACCTATAAAAATCAAAAACTTAGTTAGCACTTTCAATCTTTTGCCTGCATCTTTTTTTACACTTCTATAAACATAAAAAATATGATTATAGTTCCTAAACCCAATAGACAGCCAAGTATATTCTGTGTTAACGAGTACCATACAGCCTCTGTTGCTAGACGTGGATATAATTCAATCACTTTTTCAACGCTAACCTTCAGAAAGTCGGCTATTTTGTTTAAAATTTCTGTATTCATTATTTCCCCTCCGTTCTTTTGATAAGCATCGTCAAATGCTTTTCAGCCTTTCTCAAATCTTCATTCATCTTGCCTTTGCAAGGTGCGCGCAGCACGTACTTCAAGATGTTTCCAACTAGATAACCATCAATCGCATTTTCGTATTTAGGAAGAAAGTTATCCATCACTTCAAACACTTCTAATCCGTTAACTCCTCTGTAATGGCTCGGATGGTTAACAGCGCTGTTGCTGCGAGATTTTTCTAACTGCTCTTGTCTTTTCTTTACATATTCCAGAGCTTCTCTTGTTTTGATTACCTCTTCTGGCTCTTTGTCTAAACTCACTTAATCCCAGCTCCTTCAAAATATTCTTCTAATCTGTCCATGATTTTGTTGCGAGTACTCCAACCAATTTCATATGGATCACGTAAGAACTGGATTAATGTTGTCGTTCTAACTCTTAATATATCCTTTGCCATATGCTTGAAATTGTTCTCAGAATCAGCAATCATTTCCTCGATATCATCTCTGGTCTTCAACAGGATTGAATCGTACAAAGCATCCATTCTGTTATGTCCAATGTTGCTATCCATCTTGTTAATTTTGAAAGGTTTAGGCGCTGCAGCTACTTCAACTACATTGCCTGTCACTCCATGTTCTTTCATGAATTTTAGTGCAGCTCCATAATTTTTGAATGTCATTGCTTCTTTTTGACTTGATTTGAATTCAAAAGTGTAAACTGGATGGTGTCTGTTAAGATATCCCATCATGCTGCTGTGATCATTAATTTTTTTAAAGTACATATTGCCATGTTTAATTACAAATGCCATATTCTTTCTCCAGTTCTGCCATAATCTCTATATGTCTTCTGATTTTCTTCATTACTTCGCTATGTGGTTCGGATGTTTGGTAAGTGGCTATTATTACATTATTTCTGTCTTCAATTAGACGGAAGCCGTATAGCTTCTCCAGTTGGGCCACTTCCAACGCTTGCCAGATAGCCTTATCTTTCTGTTCCTTCTGCTGCTCGATGTATGCTGCTGCATATGGAAGATGTTTATACAGGCTCATTGCCTTAATGTTTTTCTGGCATTGTTTAGCTTCCTGAAGCATAACCATTACAGCTCTTGTAGTCCTTAAGCCTTCAGACTTCATAATCTTTTCGAACTCTATCGCATTCAGTGTCATTTAAATTCCTCCACAAAGTCCATACGAGATTTGAAAAATTTGAAAGTAGAATCCATCAAATCTCCTTCCCTGTTCTTCTTGATTGAGAATTTAACTCGTTGATAGCCTTCATGATTGGCTTCTGTTTCTTCGTTGCTCAAGAACCCGACTACATTCGAATCTTGCTCAATAGAACCAGATTCTCTCAAATCACTTAGTACTGGTGACTTATCTTGGCGCTGTTCTACTCCACGAGATAACTGCGATAAGATAACGATAGGCACTTGCTGCTCGTTGGCCAAGTTCTTCAATTCGCGTGTAATCTGCTCAATTTGCAGCCTTCTGTCGCGATTATTATTCACTTTAATAAGTCCCACATAATCAATGACTGCTAAGTATTTTCCTGGAGCTTGCCCTGCAGCACGTTCTTTAATAATTCCTAGTATGTGGTTCAATTCAGACACTGTGTCATATACTTTCAAGTCTTTGTGCTTAAAGTATTCGATAGTCGCTCTAACTAGCTCTTTATCTCCATCTTTAAGCATCTTATTCATTTTCCGTAAGTAGTATGTGTTTAATGTCGTCATTTTGGCCACGAATCTGGAAAACACTTCTTTTTTGGTCATCTCCAAGCTAAACAAGTCTACTCTTAAGCCTTCATTTCGTCTTAATGCTCTATCAATCAGATTGATAGTCCATGCACTCTTTCCGACTGATGGACGAGCTCCAACAGTAATCAGCATTCCAGGGCCGATGCCTCCGCCTAATGCAGCATCTAATCCACTGAATGTCTTAATGCCGTCTTCAATATCATGCTCAAGCTCATACTCGAATTGCTCGAATGTTTCAGCTAGATCACCAACATTCTTTTTGCGTGAGAGCTTAGAAATTGCATTCAACAGTTCTAACATCTCAACTTCAAGCTGCTTAGTTGGGAATTCTGTATGTTCTGCTTTTACTTTTTCCAACTTAGCTCTTAAATACTCATGATGTAGCTGGTTAGCTAGATAGTCTAATCCGCTTGTAGTCGCGTTTTCTTGCTGCAAGGCCACCAGATACTCATATCCGATAGTCTTATCTTTTAATTCAGCTCTTAATTTAGCGAACAGCTCCATGAGTCCATCTAGACGGTTGCCATTATTATTTAAGATTTCAAAGATCGTTTTGAAATTGTTATCCGTAAACCACTCAGCTTGCAGATATGTTGATTGTGCTTTGTCAAATTCGTTCAACAATGCTGCTATGATTGATTTTTCTAATTCGTAGTTATTCATATCAAACCTGCCATTCTGAGCCATATATTTCTCTCATCTTATCTGCTACTGATTGGCCAGAAGTTGCTTGCTGCACTCTTGCTGGGGCCTCGTTTAAGTAGTCCTCGAACTTCTCGCTGAATAGCGTTCTTGGTCTTAGATACTGATTCATCTTCTCGTTATTCAGCCATTGCTTACACTTGATATCAATTACTCTCTCAAAGTCTTCAACTGTGAATCCATTGTCTAGCAGCTTATGGATTAGCTGTGCTGTCTTCTTAGTCTTAACAGAATACTTCTTACCTGTACGATGATTAAGATATTCAATTATTTTGTTAGTCTCTTCAGTCCATACAACCTTCTTCGGTTTCTCCTCGGAGACATTATTATTATTCTCTGTAGTAGTCTCTGTGTAGTCTCTGGTATAGGTCTGTTCATTTTGAACACATCCATCTGTGCATTCTGAACACATCGTCTGTTCATTTTGAACACATCGTCTGTTCACTCGTTGATAATCAATAGTGAACCATTTGGTTTTGTCAAATTTCTTTTTATTAAAATTCCCAATTTTAATGATTTTTTGTTTTTCTAAACTGCCTAGAGTTCGTCTGATAGTCATCGCTGACCAAAAAGGGAACTCTGTTTGCCACTCTTCAAGCGTCTTGTAAAACCACTTAACTCCTGTAAATTCATTGGAACTCTTCAGTAACCAATAATGCATTTGTTGGAGCATAATCGCCTCATTTAAGCCGATTTCTTTAGCAAGCGATGGCAGTACTTGTAAAGGTGGTTCGTTAATTAATAACCGACTCATTGAATATCCCCTTCCAACGTGTTATAATAACTTCAGTTAATATTTGTATGACGGCTTTTATAAGTCGTCTTTTTTTATACATTCAAAAGCTCTCTTGCAGTATCGTATGCGTCCTTTAAGTTCGAATGAGTACTGCTGCTTTTGTAATTTCCAAGAAATACAACCAACCGATACTTTCCATCGATGAATCTTATTTCCCCTCTTAGTTCACTTCCAACCATTACATCAAATTCAGTATCATCAAACATATTTTCAATTAGACTTAACATAAAATGGATCATTCTTTCTGACTTGTTCTAGGTGGTCGTAATTTTGATTTGTTGCACCCACCCATAAATGCATAAATGCAATTATTCCAACGGTTGCTAAGCCTAAATAACTGAGAAATTTTAAATACTTTTTGATGAAGTTCTTGTTGAATTCTTTCCAGAACTTTTTTCGTTGCAATCTTTTGGTTCTGCTAATCTCAACTCGTGTCATGCTGTCCTCCTTAAATCTTGTATTTAGCCATGAACTCATCTAAATCCCTGGCATCGTATCTAATTGTTGCGCTTCCGCTTGGTCTCTTGATTACGATTTGCTTCAATCCCATCGATACACACTCGTCAAAATCTCTATCGTCGATTCCTCCGATATATGCTTTCGCTTGCTTCTTGTTTAAGTATCTTTGTTGCTTGTTATTTGTTGGCAATCGTTCCATCGCGTTAGCTACGATTTCAACAACCTTCGAATTTAAAGTTGCTTCGAAATCAGTACTTAATAAATTCACTGCTCTTCTCCTCTCGTTTTAAACAATTCATACTCTTCAAGTTTTCTTTTTATCTTTTGTTTAAAAGTCCATAAAATCATCAAAGATAATCCTGATAAGATGATTGCTATTGATAGTGCGATTTTATTAAAGAAAACAATAGCTATAACTAAAAAAACAAACGCTAGAAAACCTAAACATCCTAATCCGTTAGTTAGTTCAGGATTTTCTTTTATAACTTGTTTAGTAATCATTTTTTTCATAATTTCATCTGTTATTTCCGTCATTTTCATATTGTTGTGACCTTCTTTCAGTTCTATAATCGGAATTAGGGAAAGGGGGTGTTTTATATGTGCGAAACATACACTCAACCATATCGTCGTACACTGACAGATAATCAAATCCACGACATCGCTCTTGCTATAGCTACTAAAAAAATGAGTGAAGAGACGTGGGACGATGATACCGAGTATGACGATTGGTATATTGAGTACTGCAAAGCGTACAGTCATATTTATAAGTTAGATCATGAATATGACCCTCTATCTACTTTTGAACTTTAAAAGTAACTTTAGTAGTTTGTAAGAAAGAATCGGCTTCTTTTGAAATGACATCAAGTAGTTTTTTGATTTCTTTATAAGTTAATCCGCTTCTGTTAAGCACATTCGATATTTGCGAGTGTGCTTTTTTCATCTTTTTAATCTTGGATATTTTTAATTCTCTTTCTTTTTGGTTTATCGTATATTGTGGGTAAATACCGTATGTTTCAATTTCTTTATGACTCATCCTTTCACCTCCTTTTTTGAATTAATATTCCCTATTTGTGAAACTGGTGTTATAATATCCTTGCCTACCTCTTCTGAAATCCTAGTAGGCAGAAAGGATGATGATGATGACAACATTATTATCAGAATTTTTGAAAGGTACTGTGTCTCAGTAAATAGGGATATATTTTCTGGTCTGACTGCCAGCGTTGACAAACAAGAGTCGTAAAAATTGGTATTAGAGATAAGTTGTTTTAATATAGCTGCGCTGTTCTAAAAGAGAGGTACTGCTTTATGAGAGCACTACTTTTCAATTAGGAAGCAATGTCCTATTAAAACTTGTTACTCTATAGGTCTTTATTCTTATTTATTACAACTGCAGTGTCAGGGACGATACTGGCGAAGTGTTGTTGGTTGTGGCGGGCGCGGCGGCGGGTGTGCGCTTCGAGGGTACGGCTGATGGTGATGAAGAAGATGAACATGGTGACGCCGTCGTAGTAGATTTCGCCGTGGCCGAGGATGGTGTGGTAGAGGCTGGCGAGCCATGCGCCCGCGCCGGCCATTGCGGTGGGCACGGCCCCGCTGAGGCGG